TTTGATCATGGTGGTACATTTGAAGGGCGTATGAAAAAGTATCTAGAAAAAGCCGAACTGTATATTGATGATGAAGTATCTATAAAAAATGAAGACCCACCAATATCAGGTAGGATTGATTTTATAATAAAACATGATAAACATGAAGAAGCCTTATTAGAGTTAAAAACTATAAAGGATGAGGACTTTAGAGATTTAAAAGAAGCTCCAAAACATGAACATATGATACAGTTACAAATATATCTTAATTTAACTGATAGAGACTACGGTGTGGTTATGTATGAAAACAAAAATGACCAAAACTTAAAAGCCTTTAAGGTTGACAGAGATAAAAAAGTATGGGATGATATACTAAAACGATGTGAAAAAATAATGACAATGACTACAGAACCTGAAACATGTACAGGTATGTGGTATTGTAAATGTAAAAATAGGAGGACATAATGAAAAGAAAATGGGGTTATGATGATGTAATGGATTATGCTAAGAAAGAGCGAGACTCTGTTCCTAGTGTTCCATGGATTAAATTTAATCAAGAGTTTTTAGATGCGGAAAAAGATGTTGATTGGGCAGATGTTAGTTCAGCATCTAATCAACAATTACAAAAACTACTAACTATATATGGTGGGGGTAAAGCTATACTAGAACACGTTGTGGCTACATTACGAGCTAAAGTAGGAGCTATCTCAGCCATCTTTGATGAAGAATATAATGCTGCTTTTGCAAAGTTTATGTCAGCAATTGATGGTAAAAAACCCACTAGAGATGAAGCTAGAGGATTAATCATGTCTTCACATGAGCATCTAAAAGACTTATTCAAGAAAAAAGTAGAATTAGAAACTAGTTTTAGATATGAAGAAGGCAGATTAAATACATTTAGCCAGTGTTACAATACTCTTTCTAGAATTGTTTCACTACGGACTGATAAAAATCTGTAAAACTTAGTATAATAATAATAGGAGAAGTATATTAATATGGGAAAATTTAGACCACAGATATTTTTAGCAATAGCATGCCTTACTATTTTATCGGTAGTAGGTTTATTTCATGAGATGCCAGAGGTATCCACCGCAACTATTGGTGGTATAATTGCATTAGGTATGAAAATATTAGAAGGAGAATAAACAAAAGGAGAAAATTATGACAAGTAAAGATATAGCAAAAGGAATAGTAAAGAGTTTACCAGTAGTAGGAGCACTCGCAGTTGGTGTGGGAGCAACTATAGCTGTATTTAAAAAAGATGTACTAGAAGATAAAGTATATGATAAGTTGACATCTAGGCAGATTACTAAGGAAGACATACCTCTACAATAGAACTATGAAATATTTAGGTCTAGATACGTCTAGTAAGGCAATTCATATTGTCATATTAGATGAGAGTGAAAACTTAATTGAAATTTATAAAGCCGACTGTAACACTAAAAAATCATTTAAAGATAGATTTCCAGAACTAATGGATAACTTTGCTAGAATACTAGTGGAAGATATCAACATAGATACTGTAGATTACGCCGTAATTGAAGAACCAATATTTGCACAAAACAGAAATGTAGTGCGTACTTTGTCAGAAGTAGTTGGAGCTGTCTGGGGAACACTATGTTTAAGTGATATACCAACAACATTAGTTGACAACGGCACATGGAAAAAACAAATACTAGGTAGCGGTAAAGCTACAAAAGATGATATACTAGAGTATGCAATAGAAAAGTGGGGAGACAAGTTCCCCGAACAAGATTACGCTGATGCAGCTTGCGTTGCATTATACTCAGTGAAGGAGAATAGAAATGGCAGCACCTAAAGGTTATAAAAAAACAACGGGTCAAAAGAATAAAACATATTTTTATGATACACCTGAACCTAAAGATAATAAGATAGAAGATAAGTTACCTAAAGGCATGACTGCTGAAGAGTTCAAAGCAAAGTATGCTAAGATTGTGTGGTGTGATTATTATAAATGTATACACAATGTACAAACTGAGGGAGCTAAACGAACTATAGCAACTTTATTAGAAAACCCTGAATACAAACCTCTTGGTCCAAAGGATGCAATGATAAGAGGTGTATGTAGCAGAGCTGAGATAGGTATTAAATTTAAAGAGATAAGCACTACGGGTGGCGTAAAACATAAAGTACCAGAGTGTTTTAATGCTGCTGGTAATAAAAACAAAGGCGGTATGGATTTTAGTAAATTGCTACAATCAGACGGAAGCCCACATGGAGGAAGCATTGAATCAGGAAACGCTGATACAGGATGGTCTAATGCTGCATATATGTAATGCCTAAAAAATTACCTAAAGCGGTTAAAGACCGAGCATTTAAATTATATTTGACAGAAGAATACTCTGCTAAAGAAATAGCTTTGCAAGTTTCTGCAGAACACGGTGTGGTTATGAGTGAGCAAACTATATATGCTTGGGTGCGTGCAGACGATTGGAAACAAAGATTAGCTGAAACAAAAGCTAAAGCTATAGAGAAAGTACAAGATAACGAATCTACAAAGTTAGCTAGAATGCAAGAAGAACATCAGCAAATGTATAAAGGTATTAGAGATAAAGCTGGTTCAGAGTTGCAATTACTTAATTTTGAAAGAGCTTTTGATGCAGTTAAAGCGTTAGATATAGGTATACAGGGAGAAAGACAGGTTGCAGAAGGGCTAATTAATGTGCAGTTTATTCAAGATGTAGTTAATATATTAGTAGAAGAAATAGAAGACCCAGATTTAATTAAAAAAATAGCGGCTAAATTAAAAGTGCTGATGGCATCAAAAGATAATGAGTGATGATTTAACAACATATGATAAAGCCTTTGAACTACTTGCAGAAAAACTAGAAAAAAGTAATAAATATAAGGTGGGTAGTTTTTGGGAGTTTACTAGGGATATTTGGTCTCAAGGATTTGAGCACCCAGAATATTTTCAAGCATGGCATGTAGGTAAATTAACTGAAGAAGTAGAAAAATGCATTAATGATGGGCTTAACTATTTAGCTATATTACCAAGAGCACACTTTAAATCTACCATATTAGGACATGCTTTTAGTATTTGGAGAAGTTTAAAAATTCAAGGCAATGCGAATATATTATATTTATCTTATAGTGATACTATGGCTAAGTATCACATATCTGAAATAAACAAAGAAGTAAACCGTAATCCTTTATTGAAAGATATGATGACTAACAGAGCCCCAAAAGCTGATTTTACATTTAGATATGACACAGGTAATGGTGGTACTGCAGAAATATTGCACGGAGGATTGTTTTCATTCAAAAGAGGTATGCACGTTAATGGGGCATTAATTGCAGATGACATTTTGAAAGACCCAGAAAGTCCTCTTGCATTAGGGCAAATGAATAAAATTGAAGACCACTTTTTGACTGAATCCCTTTTCATACCTAATAAGGGAGTACCAGTAGTAATTGTTGGTACACCTATGATGCCCGGAGATTTACTTACCATACTAGAAAAAGATGATAGATTTGTAACAAGAAAACTACCAGCACTAGACCCAGAACCGGGTAGAAGAGTGTTGATGCCAGAGTTATATAGTGAAGAGTGGTTGCTAGAACAACAGAAAGCTAAACCTAAATCATTTGCATCAGAGTTTTTACTACAACCACATTTTAATACAGAGGCGTATTTTGATTCTGAAGATATAGAAAAATGCGAAGATGCAAACTTACGGTCTTTACCTACAACTATGAAACATAACTTTGAAGAAGATGAAGATGTATTTGCAGGGTTTGACGTGGGTAAAAAAAGACACCCGTCTCATCTAGTTGTATTTAGAAGAAAGGGTGAACGAGTAGAACAGATACACCAATCTTGGTTAGATGGTTGGGATTACTCAGAACAAATAGAATATTTAAATGAAGCCGCTGAAAACTTCGGCTTAACAAAAGGTTATATAGATAATACGAGAGGTGAACTAGAAGATAGAGGATTAGATAGGACGTGGTATCCACTATCCTTTACTTTAAAATCTAAAAACAATATGGCACATATATTTGAACAATATGTGCACTCAGGTAATTTATTTTTAATTAGAGACACTAGACAAAGACAACAGATACTATCAGTTAATAATGAACTGAAAGCTCCAGAGACTCCAATGGGTCACGGAGATGCTTTTTTTTCTATAGCAATGGCATTACAAGCGGCTTATGAAACAGGGATTTACAACATGCAAGCTGTAGGTGATTTGCAAGAGTTTGTAAGTGACATAGAACCTTCATTAAAATATCAAAATATAGACAAAAATAAGCCAGAAAAGTTAATTGATTTTGATAAAAACGTGTATAATGATAGTAGCAAAAACTTACAAGCACCCAATCCAAATTGTACAGAGGACTTCTGTGGTCCTTCATTATGGGTGCCGGCTAGGGGTTTGTGTCTTTATTGTAATTATAAAAAATCATAGAAACCATAGGAGGTTCATTTTGGTCACATTATCACAACAAGCAGAAACAGTCGCGTCAAAGAGATATTATTTAAAAGACGAATCAGGTGAACCTGAAGAAAACGCAAACACGTTATTAAAAAGAGTAGCAACAGCTATTGCATCTACTGAAAAATTATATGGTAAATCGGATGCTGATATAGAGTTGACTAGTAAAGAATTTTATGACATGATGACCGCATTAAATTTTATACCCAACTCCCCAACACTTATGAATGCAGGAACAGAACAAGGCACATTGTCTGCATGTTTCGTATTACCTTTAGAAGATAGTATGGAAGACATAATGAAAGCTGCTCACGATATAGCTATGGTACAAAAGTTTGGTGGTGGGACAGGATTTGCTTTAAGTCAATTACGACCAAAAGGTGACAAGATAAAGACAACGCATGGTATTGCATGTGGTCCAATACAAGTATTACAAACACTATCTAGGGTATCATCTATGATTACTCAAGGTGGTAAAAGAGATGGTGCTAATATGGCAGTAATGTCAGTTTATCATCCAGACATATTAGACTTTATAGATTGCAAAAAAGTAGAGGGAGATATACACAACTTTAACATATCTGTTGGAGTAGACTCTAATTTTATGAAAGCAGTAGAAGCTAACCTTAATTACCCCCTAATTAATCCTAATAGTAAAAAAGTAGTGGGTGAACTAAATGCACGAGAAGTCTTTGATAAGATGGTATATGGTGCATGGAGAAATGGTGAGCCGGGTATGATTTTCTTAGATGAAGTAAACAAAGATAATCACGTTACGGAAGAATATGGTGAGATGATTGCAACTAATCCGTGTGGTGAACAACCACTATTAGGAAATGAATCTTGTAACTTAGGCTCTATAAATTTAGCTAACTTTGTAAATCATAAAGAAGTAAAACCATATATTAAATGGGATGAGCTAAAAAATACAATTACAACAGCTACAAGATTTTTAGATAATGTAATTGATGCTAATAAATATGCAACTCCAGAAATAGAAAAAATGACTAAATCTACAAGAAAAATAGGTCTAGGTATAATGGGTTTTGCAGATATGCTTACGCAACTTAGAGTTTCTTATAGTTCTAAGCAGGGTAGAAAGATTGGTTCTGACATAATGAGGTTTCTAAAAACTCATGCAGATAAAGCATCTATAGACTTAGCAGAAGAAAGAGGCACGTTCCCTGCATGGGACAATAGTGATTATGGAGAAGATGAAAAATATAGAAACGCTTGTAGATTAACTGTAGCACCTACAGGAACTATATCTATGTTTGCTGATGCATCTAGTGGAGTAGAACCATTGTTCTCTTTAGCATATAGAAAGATGAACATATTAGAAGGGGAAACACTTTACTATGTAAATAAATATTTTGAACAAGATGCAAAAGAAATG